TTAAGGTGGGCAAAATCTCATACGGGTTATACTCATCAAGCCAATATAAAAACATCATCATATGATTATATAAAAAATATATTGATGACATCATGCGAAACATTAGAGCAAGCCCGCAAGGCGTGGAAAGAGGGCCTTAGAACATTTAGAACCATTCTAAATATATCTGAATTATCAGATAATGAGAAACTATGTCCCGCAACGCTTGAAGGGTCCAAGACAACCTGCGAAAAGTGCAACAAATGCAATGGCGATAATAATTTTAAATCTATTGCCATAGTAGTACACGGCAACGGGGCAAAATACGCAAGGGGGCAAGCATGAAAATAAATTTCACATTTAAAAATATAACAGAGCTTGAAGAGTTGTACGATTCTGTTCGAGATATTCCCGATGGTATAGAAGAGGATATTTCAGAACTAGGTACACCAATAAAAGAGAGCGTTGCATTATATGAAGTAATAAAAAGACTAGAACGCAAATTAAAGGGGGTGAAAATGAATAGATGGCCTAAATAAATACTAAAATAAATATTGACATGGAAGTCATTATTTATTATTATATAGACATGAATAACAATAAGAGGAATAAAAAAATGGCAAAATTAAACACTTCAAAAATAGGCACAATCGGTGAGTTAATTGGCTCTGCGTGGTTAGCCGCTAAAGGCTACACAGTACACCGCAACACGGAACCGAACGGGCCTATTGACTTGATAGCAGAAAAAGACGGCAAAGCACTTTTTATAGATGTCAAAGTCATGGCGGGCAGAATGAACGGCACCGCTAAAAATGGCTATGGCTCTAAAAGTGCAAGCCGTGAAGATGTAAAAATATTATATGTACATCTAGGGCAAATGCGTTGCAGGTTCAAAGGCACAAAAGATAATCCTATTGCAATATGGACCAGCATTAAAGATGAGCTTGAAGCGTCCGCTTTAGTAAAGGGCGTGTTTGCACTCAATAATTAATATCCGTAAATGGGGGCCGCTTGTAAGCCTAGGGCGTAAGATTTCAGTACCTAGTTAAGCGGCTTTTCATATTACATGTAAAACAAAAAACCAAGGCGGCAAAAATTCACAATTGCCCAATTATATATACACCTATAAGACAATATATCCAATTCATAAGGGTCATATATCATTTTACAATATACGCCCGCAATAATTAGATTAATAAATAATAGTCTATATCTTAACACTCACCCGCAATATATAAATTAATCAAGGGGCTTCATAAGCATTTGCTAATATACGGCATACGGACAGGGGCTGATTATCAGATTGAGCGATATCTGCAAGCTATAATTATATTATATACTATCGTATAGACAAAGTCAATAGAATAATTAATTATTTTTGTATAGCATATTAGAATATTCGGATATACTAATATACCCTAATAAAGGTTGACAATAATATAATAATAACATTATACTTAGGTATGGGCGGGCGGGTAAATATATATATATATAATATAAATAAATATATAAATAATACTTGCACACCAATATATATTATGTTATAGTATTTATATAAACAAATAAGAGGTATAACAATATGAATAAATTTGAACTAATAGGCGAACACATGACAGAGACAGAGAACGCACTTGAGAATCTGATTAATGTTAGAATGCTTCACCTAGGTGAGGACAGAGAAACCGCTACAAGGGAATCTATGCACTACTTGACAGTTACGGGCATACTTAACAAGTAATTCCTCATAAGAGGCCCTCACGGGCCTCACAGGGAATATAAGTATATTAGCAAGTTCTAATATGCCGCCCTTCGGGCATGCACCATTGTGTTACATTAGTACATTAGTATATTAGCATATTCTAATATTGCTGCCTCCGGCAGGGCCAACACCTCGCTTCGCTCGGGACTACCTGCTCGCTACGCTCGCAGGGGGTACGACCCCCTTTATAAAAAAAAGAGTTTGCGTGTCTATTAGTTCACACAGCGGTGGGAAATATTAATCATATGAACACTATTTATAGACATTCGTATAGCCAAAAAAAATTTTTAAAAACACAACATATAGTTGTTTTTGGAAAAAAAATCACTATACTTAGTGGTGGATAACTATGTCTACTGAAAAGCAAAGAATAGAAGAGATAATATCCACCTTAAAGAAAAGGCAAGAAACCAATCGCCTCAACTATTATCAGCCCTACAGATTTCAGAAAAACTTTCACGAAGCTGGCTCACAAGCCAATCAACGATTATTGATGGCGGCCAACAGGGTTGGCAAATCATTTGTGGGCGCAATGGAAATGTCTATTCATTTAACAGGTGAGTATCCTGAGTGGTGGAAAGGTAAAAAATTTAAAGGGCCTATCAAGGCCTGGGTTTGTGGTGCCAGTAACGAAACCACAAGAGACATTTGTCAAAAAGAATTATTCGGGCAGCCCGACAACCCAAGGGATAAAGGGAAAGGCTCCATCCCTAAACATCTCATTGGTGAAACCACAAGGAAGCCAGGAGTGCCAAATGCACACTCGTCTGTCCTTGTTAAACATAGAAGCGGTGGGTGGTCCAGGGTTGCCTTCAAAGCGTACGAAATGGGCGCTGAAAAATTTATGGGGGAGTCAATTGACCTGGTTTGGTTGGACGAAGAACCACCACAAGATATTTATTCACAATGTATTACAAGAACTTTAGACAGGCGTGGACAAGTCTATTTAACATTTACGCCCGAATCAGGAATGACAGAAGTTGTTCAAAACTTTACAAGCGATTTAAAGCAGGGGCAGGCCCTAATTACAGCAGGATGGAATGACGCAGAACATCTAACCGATGATATGAAAGAGCAAATTCTAGCTGCACTACCACCTCATGAAAGAGATATGAGGTCAAAAGGTATTCCTATGGTAGGCTCGGGTCTTGTTTTCCCTATACTAGAAGAGAATTTGGCCTGTGAACCTTTTGTGATACCCCCACACTTCGGGAGGATTGCAGGCCTCGATTTCGGTTATGACCATCCTACGGCAGTTGCCTGGATAGCCTGGGACAGAGACAAAGATATTATCTATGTCTATGATGTTTACAAGATGGCAAAACAAACGCCTGACTATCATGCAAGCAAGATTAACGAAAGGGAAGGTAGCCATTACATCCCAATAGTATGGCCACATGATGGATATCAACATGACAAAGGTTCGGGAATAACTTTAGCAGAACAATATCGTGCTGCACATGTTCATATGCTACCTTTTCATTTCGAAAATCCACCGGCACTTGGTGAGAAAAAAGGCGGCAACTCAGTAGAAGCAGGAATCATGGATATGCTGGCCCGTATGGAGCAAGGCAGATTCAAAGTATTTAACAACTGCTTAGAGTGGTTTGAAGAATACAGGTTATATCATCGTAAAGATGGAAAGATAGTTAAAATAAAAGATGACTTAATGGCTGCTACAAGATATGCAGCAATGAGTCTAAGACACAGCACAACAGAGACATCTAAGTGGAATAGCAAAGGTAGACTAGGCCCTGATGTCGCAATAGTTTAGGAGACAATTATGCCAAACACTTCCCCAATGGGACCATTCAAATCAACAAGAAGAGAAATGAAACAAAGGATGCCAATGAAAATATGTCCTGATGGTAGTAGGATTCCTGCTAACCGAATGTGTCCAATAAAACGCAAAACTATATCAAGAGCAGAACAATTTAAAAGAGAAAGGGTCAATAAACAAAGAACTCAGCCTTACTAGGAGATAAAATGTTAAAATTTAAAAATAGAAAAACAGCTGGCAGTAAATTTCACGGGTTTGGTAAGAAAAAACCAAAACCAATGACTAAAATAAAAAGAAAAACTGGTAGAAATGAAATTGATGCAGGTACAAGAAAAAGAGGATTTAGATTTAAAAAATAATGGCTAATTTAATTGCATCACCTGCACAAATGGCACTCAAACTTAGAGAAGTAGAAGAGAGACTTGAAAAAGTTGAAAAAGAACTAGAAACATTAAAGGCAAAGAATGGCACACGAACCAAAAAAAATGACAGAAGATGAATTAGTCTCGCAACTAAACTCTGAAATACAAGGAGCAACTGGTTACGCAAACACAGAGCTTTCTAATCAAAGAGAGGACGCTATGAAATATTATTTAGGCGAGCCTTTCGGTAATGAGATTGATGGACGCTCTGAGATAGTTACAACTGATGTACGAGATACAGTCGAATACATTATGCCAAGCCTCATGCGTATTTTTACTACGCACAACAATATTGCTGAGTTCGAGCCACAAGGCCCTGAAGATGTACAAATGGCAGAACAGGCCACTAGTTATGTCAATTATGTTTTTAACAAGCAAAATAACGGCTTCAAAGTTCTTTATGACGCATTCAAGGATGCACTAATTAGTAAAACAGGCGTTGTAAAACATTATTGGGAACAAAAAGAAGAAATTACTACAGAAACTTACACAAATTTAACTGAAATAGAATATCAATCTATTTTAACAAAAGATGAGTTTGAAGTTATAGAACATACAGAAAACATCATACAAAAAGAAGTTGTCGATGATTTTGGCAACCTTATAAGCCCAAAAGTTGTAGAACACGATGTAAAAGCTAAGTGTTATAAAAATTATGGCCAAGTCAAAGTGCTTTCTGTACCACCTGAAGAATTTTTAGTCTCAAGAAGAGCAGCATCACTGGAAGATGCAGATTTTGTTTGTCATAGAGTTAAAAAATCTATTAGTGAATTGATACAAGAAGGTTATGACCCAAGTTTATTACACGATTTGCCAGGTTATAATCAATCAGAGGCTGAACTCAACGAAGAGAGACTGGCTAGATTCAGCTATGATGATGATTCAGTACCACCGCAAGAAGGACAAGGTGCTAACAAAAAAGTTTACATAGATGAATGCTACATTCGTATAGATTTTGATGGCGATGGCATAGCAGAACTAAGAAAAATTACTAAGGGCGGTAATTATATCTTAGACAATGAAGAAATCGACATGATTCCTTTTTCAGCTATCTGTCCATTACCTATACCACATAAGTTTTACGGCATGAGTATTGCTGATACTGTCAAAGACATACAGCTAATAAAATCTACAATCGTTAGAAACTTATTAGACAATATGTATCTGACAAACAATGCTAGATACGCTGTTATGGCAGGACAAGTAGAACTAGATGATTTGCTTACAAGCAGACCAGGCGGAATTGTTAGAATGAGAGCGCCAGGGGCAGTGCAGCCTTTACCAACGCCACAAATGCAACCATTTGCTTTTGAGATGGTAAAATATCTAGATAGCGTCAGAGAGGAAAGAAGTGGTGTATCTAAGATGACACAGGGACTTAACCCTGATGTATTGACCTCTCATGTAACGAGTGGTGCTGTATCAGCAGCTACAGAGTCTGCAATGCAAAGAGTAGAATTAATTGCAAGAATATTTGCAGAGACAGGTGTTAAGGATTTATTTAGAAATATTTACACACTCATACAAAGATACGAAGATAGAAAAAAAATATTTTATCTAAACGGAAACTTTATACCAATAGATGTTACTAAATGGAAAGATAAATTAAACTGTACTATAAATGTTGGTGTAGGAAGCGGTTCACAACAATCTAAAATGCAAACAATGTCTAGCATAATGACTATACTAGGAACATTGGTACAACAAGGTGGAATGGGAACACTTGTATCTCCAAAAAATTTATACAACGCTATAAGCGAATACATTGCACAATCAGGATATAAAAATACAGACCAGTTTATAACTAATCCCGAAATGATGCCGCCTAAACAGCCTCAACCATCTGTTGAAGAAAAAGTTGCTGCACAAAAAGCACAAGTCGAGTTACAAAAATTACAACTCCAGGCAAAAGAATTAGAAATAGAAACACAAATAAAAGCACAAGAACTCAAACTAAAAGCAAAAGAGTCTGCAATCAATCTTGCGCTAAAACAAAAAGAATTAGAAATAAAAGAATCACAATTACAACTTAACGAATCTGAACTTGCGTTGGAAGCTATACAGAATAGGCCGGTAGGAATAGGACCAACATAATGGCTTACCCTAAATTTAATCCTGAGTACAAAGGGGAAAGTAGAACAAAATTAATATCTAAAAAAATAAAAGTTCTTAAAAAAGAAGGTAAACCTCAAAAACAAGCTGTAGCAATTGCGTTGAGCATGTACCCAAAAAGCAAGAGGTTACCATTAGCATGAACGATAAGGATATTAAAACAGAAATAGAATTACTTAAAAGAGAAGTAGAAATAATTAAAACAAACCATTTGTCGCACATGGCAAAAGATATTGATGATTTAATGGATGATGTCAAAAGCATTAAGACAGAAGTCTTTAGATTCAAGTATATTGCTTATGGTGCGATAGTTGTGTTTGTTTTGATGAGTGATAAATTTAATGACATCTTGAGGTTAATATAATGGCATACGGCAAACCAATGAAGAAAAAAAATAAAAAGAAAAAGGGTAAATGTTGTGGGTGCTAACACCAAACATTATTTTAAAACAGGCAAAGAATATAAAGGTGCAGTACACAAAATGCCTAACGGAAAAATACACACAGGAAAGACTCATACCAAGACATCGAAACCTGTAGTACATTTCAAGGACCTGTCTGCACGAGCAAAAAAGGTAGCTAAATCATAATGAAAAAATTACACAAAACTAAGAAAAAAACTTTTCCTGACTTAAACAAAGATGGAAAAGTAACACAAGCTGATATCTTGATGGGTAGAGGCGTGTTAAGAAAACAAAAGAGTGGTAGATATGGCTAAAGCTAAAAAGGGTAGAAATGTACCAACTAATCCTGCTCTATATTCAAGAGTAAAGGCAGAGGCAAAAAGAAAATTTAAAGTCTATCCATCTGCCTATGCAAACGCCTGGCTAGTTAGAACTTATAAGAAAAGAGGTGGAGGTTACCGAAGTGGCTAGGTCCACAGGCGGCCTTACTAAATGGTTCAAAGAAAACTGGGTTGATATAGGTTCACCAAAAAAGGGTGGTGGATTCAAAAAATGTGGTCGCTCTAAAGGAAGTGGTCGCAAGTACCCTAAATGTGTACCTGCTGCTAAAGCTGCAAGAATGACTAAATCTCAAATCAGGTCAGCAGTATCTAGAAAAAGAGCAAAAGCACAAGGCGTTGGCGGAAAACCAACAAATGTTCGAACTTTTACAAAAAGGAATAAATCATAATTGACAAAATTAGATTTACAAACATTTATGTTAAAAAACCGACTTTCTGTCGAGCAACTGTTTAGAATAACAGGGCATAAGCCTAATGAAATTCGTGGATATTTGCGAGGCAACAAGAAGATACCTTGGATGTGGACCGAGGAATCTTTAAAACAAAAAATAACTAACAACGATTAACTACACCTGCACAGCAGATAGAATCGAGGAGATAATATGGTAGAAGACAAAAAAGCACAACAAATACAAGCAGGGCAAGAAGCAAAAGCATTGTTAGAAAACCCAATACTTGTTGGAGCTTTTAACAAAGTAATAACTGAGGGATACCAAGGTTGGGTGTCTACAGATATTAACGATAGTCAAACAAGGGAATCGCTTTTTCACCAGCAACTAGCAATCCTTAAAGTCAAAAATGTTTTAGTGCAAGCTGTAGAAAACGGAATACTACTAGAACAAGAAAGAAAAGGAGGTAAAAAATGAGCGAAAACATCCCAACAAAGGAAAGCGCACATAAAGGAATACCTGTGACTGATGTAGAATCAGCACAGAAAGCACTTCTTAGCAGGATGCAGGCTTCGAAAGAACAACCTGAAACTGTTGAAGAAGAAACGGAAACTCAGGAAGCAGTTTCTGAACAGGCAATGGAAGTTGCCGAATCAGTTGAAAACGAAGCGGTAGAACAATTAACCGCAGAGGATATAGTCGATGATAATTTACAAGAGCAAGTTATCGAACCTAGAATGTTTACTGTCAAAATTGATGGTAAAGATACCCAGGTTACCGAAGACGAACTGTTGGCAGGTTATAGTAGACAGGCTGATTACACTAGAAAAAGTCAAGTAAATGCTGAAGAACGCAAAAAACTAGAAGAAGAAAAAGTTGCGACTCAACAGGAAAGACAGCGTTACCAATCACAACTTGAACAATTTAAAACACAAACTGATAGCAAATTGAAACAATTCGAATCAGTCGACTGGGTTAAACTCAAGGAAGAAGACCCAATGGAGTACGCTCTAAAAAGAGATTCGTACAGGGAACTTCAAGAAAGTAAGAGGCTTGCAACAGAAGAACAGCAAAATCTTTTAGCACAGCAACAAAAAGAAAACCAACAAAGGTTTAAAGAAGAACTTGCTAGACAGCAAGAATTAATGGCACAAAGACTGCCTGAATGGAATGACCCTGAGAAAGGTCCTAAACTTAAACAAGATATTAGGTCTTACGCTCTAACTAAAGGGTTTACTGAACAGGAAGTTAGTACATTGATTGATGCAAGGTCAGTAGATGTTCTTCATAAAGCTATGTTGTATGATAATCTTTTGACAGCTAAGATAAACCAAAAGAAAGCAAAAGTTGTTCCTAAGATGCAAAAGCCAGGTATACCAACTACTAAAAATGAAGTTAATAGTGAAAAAGTAAAGCAAACCCGAGCAAGACTTAAGAGAACAGGTAGAGTTGATGATGCCGCACTGGCCATCAAATCTTTGATATCTTAGTCTAATACTAAACTTTTAACACATAGGTGTAATAATGGCACAATTAAGTAACACATTTGAAACTTATGATGCTGTGGGTAACAGAGAAGATTTACAAAATGTAATCTATGATATCTCTCCAACAGACACACCATTTATGTCTTCAATCGGTGCAGGTAATGCTGAAGCGACTAAACATGAATGGCAAACTGACTCACTAGCAACAGCGGCATCAAATGCTCAAATAGAAGGTGATGATTCACCAAATGCTGCATTATCTGCTACCACTCGTGTTTTCAACCACACACAGATTTCATACAAACCTGTTATGGTCTCAGGAACACAAGAAGCAGTTATACATGCAGGTAGAGATTCAGAACTTGCTTATCAAATAGCAAAAGCAGGTAAAGAACTTAAAAGAGACATGGAAGTAGACCTTACAGGCAAAACAGACGCAACAGCAGGCTCAGGCAATGGTGGTGCAGCTCGTAAGTCAAGAGGTTTTGAATCATGGACAGTAACTAACAACTCTTATGGTTCAGGCGGTTCAAACTCTAGTGGTTCTGTAACAGACGGAACACAAAGGGTTTTAACTGAATCACTATTGAAAGGTGAGTTAAAATCTTGCTTTGACAATGGTGGAGACCCTGACCTACTACTTGTTGGTTCATTCAACAAACAAAAAGTATCAGGATTTACTGGTAACTCAACTCGTATGGACATGGCAGAAGATAGAAGTCTCGTGGCTACTATTGATGTTTATGTTTCTGACTTCGGTGAAGTAAGAGTTGTTGCTGATAGATTCCTTCGTTCTTCAGGAAGAAGTGCGTTGATTGTCGATACAGAAATGTTTGCGACTGGTTTCTTAAGACCTTTCCAAACACAAGAACTAGCAAAAACTGGTGATGCTGAGAAAAGACTACTACTCGCTGAGTGGACATTAGTCTCTAAAAATGAAGCAGCTTCATCAACACTTGCTGACTTAACAACATCATAAAAATATTTTTCATGTGACTTCCTCACTATGAAGGGGCAGGTTTTTCTCATATTGTTTTCCTGCCCCACTTAGATACCAAATTAATAATGGCCTTGAAGAAGGTATCTCTTCGGAACGAGGGTTATTAACACGGAGACTTTAATGAGAACATTAAACGATTATTTTGTCAGTGGCAGAGTTACTGACATATCAACAGCAGGTTCAACTTTTGTAGCTGTGCCTGATGGTGGCAGAATTATTAAAATTATGTCTGTCCTACAAGGAGCTATAAGTGGTGGCAACGCTGCGATTACTTTCGAGATTGGTGGTACTGCTGTAACAGGTGCAGGTTTTACAGTTGCACACTCAGGTTCAGCAGTAGGCACAATGGATGGTTCTGTTCCTACAGCACTTAACAGAGTTGAAGAAG